CGTATCTGTGCCCACGACGATTTTTGAATAGGGGGGGTTAAAAACTGACCCCTGTTGATGTGTTGCTGATGAGGATTTTTTGACATGACAACTCCCCGCCTGCAGGTGGTGGAGCCCCGGTTGCCTGCGGCCGCTGGCCGGATCGCTGACGAATCGGAGATCCCGAAACCGCAGAAACCGCTGACGCCTGCTGAAAAACCCATCTGGAACTACGTCTGCAAGGCGCTGAAAGAGCATGGCCTGATCCACCGCACGGATGTGATGGTGCTGCATGTCATCGTCACCACGTTTGTGCGCTGGGTGGATGCGGAACAGTTTGTCGAAAAGCTGCAGGCAGATACTGGAACGTATGTCGTCACGACCCGGAATGGGTACGAACAGCCGCACCAAATGTTTTTTGTAGCGCGCAACCTGAAGCGGGATTTGTTGCAGTGGCTGCCTGAAGCCTGCCTGACTATTCCCAGCTTTCAGAAGGTGCGCAAGCTGCAGGCCGGTGACAATGCCCAGGGAGACCTGTTCGGCGGCAACGAGCTGGGCGCATTTGTTGCCAGCAAGCCGTATTTGGTTGCCGGTTCCTGATGCTCAATGCAGACATCGACTTTGACGCTTACGGCCGCGCGGTGCTGGCGGGCGAGGTGGTGGTTTGCAAGTGGACCCGGCTGGCTGTTGAGCGTCATTACCGGGATCTGGAAACGGGTGCTGAGCGCGGCCTGGTGTTCAGTGAACCGCATGCCCGACACGCTCTGGGGTTTTTCGATTTTCTGCGGCACAGCAAAGACCGCTGGGCCGGTCAGCCGTTCCTGCTGTCGCCCTGGCAAGCCTTCTGGCATGCGGTGCTGTTCGGCTGGCTTCGCGCCGATGGCACGCGCCGCTTTCGCAAGGGTTACATGCGGGTGGCCCGCAAGAACGGGAAAACGACGACGATGGCCGGAACCGGCCTGTACCTGCTGGTAGGGGACGGCATAGCCGGCGCCGAGGTTTACACCGCCGCCACCAAGCTGGATCAGGCAAAGCTGGCCCACAAGGAAGCGGAAATGATGGTGCTCCAGTCTCCGGCGCTGCGTCGGGCGCTGGAGGTGTACAAAAACAAGATTTTTATTCCTGGCACGGCCAGCCTTTACGCGCCGCTGGGTGCCGATGCAAAGACTCAGGACGGCCTGAACCCGCACGGGGTGCTGGTGGATGAGCTGCATGCTCACCCGAACAGTGCGCTGTGGGATGTTCTGGACAGCGCCATGGGCGCCCGCAGCCAGCCGCTGATGCTGGCCATCACCACCGCCGGCTTCAACGGCGAAGAGTCGGTCTGTGTGGTGCAGGACAACTACCTGAAGGGAATCCTGGAGCAACAGTTTGACGATGACGCCTACTGGGGCGTGATCTACGAAATCGACGACGAAGACGACTGGCGGAACGAAGCCTGCTGGATCAAGGCCAATCCGAACCTGGGCGTCAGCGTCAGCCTGGACAGCCTGCGCGAGGCGGCCCGTACCGCGGAGAACCAGCCGTCCAGCCTGGAGAACTTTCTTACCAAGCGGCTGAACCGCTGGGTGAAAGCACAAAACCTGTGGCTGCCAATGGAGCACTGGCGCGCCTGCCGGTCGGTGTACGCGCTGGACGATCTGCGCGATGCAGAAACCATCTGCGGCGGTCTCGACCTGGCCAGTACCAGCGACCTGTGCAGCTTTGTGCTGGCCGCCCGGATGCCGGACGGCAAGCGCCGCCTGTGGGGTCGGCATTACCTGCCGGAAGATGCTGCGCTGGCTAACGGCAACATCAACAAGCACCTGTACCAGCAATGGGCGCGTTCCGGGTGGTTGACGCTGACACCGGGAAATGTAGCCGATTACGACTGGATCAAGCGCGACATCCTGCAGGCGCTGGACACGCTGGATATCCGGGAAATCGGCTTCGACAACTGGAACAGCACCCAGCTGGTGAACGACCTGCTGGCCGAGTCGGCGCCGATGGTGGTATTTCGCCAGGGGTTTGTCAGCATGAACCCGGCCATGAAGGAAGTGGAGCGGCTGATCCTGAAGCGCGACATGGAGCACCCGGGAGATCCGGTGCTGACCTGGGCGATGGGCAATGTGGTGGCCTCGCGTGACCCGGCCGGGAACGTGAAGCCGGACAAGGCCAAGAGCACGAACAAGATTGACCCGGCGGTGGCGTCCATCATGGCGCTGGGCCGGTTGATGGTCCACGCCGATGACGGCGGCGGTTTTGGCATTGAGGTATTGTGAACCATGGCGAAGAAACGCATCCGGCACCGGCAGCAGACGGCCGTTCAAGCCGCCGGCAGCTTGCCGATCAGTTCGGGCGTCTATGGCTCCGACCTGTATTCCCTGCTGGCCAGTCCCAACGCTTCCGGCATGGCGGTCACGGAAACCACCGTGATGTGCGTCAGCGCGGTCTATGCCTGCGTGCAGCTGATTGCCGGGGCAGTGGCCAGCCTGCCCATCCCTATTTACCGGGAAAGCAGCGACGGCAAGACACGGTCCCGCGCCAACATTCCGTTGAGCGACCTGCTGAACCGCGAGCCGACGGCCCGTTGTTCGGCAAGCACCTTCTGGCGCTACATCATGACCAGCAAACTGCTGCATGGTGACGGCTTCGCCAAAATCGTGCGCGAGTCGCGGACCTCGCCGCTGGCGGCGGAGATCATCCCCTGGCATCCGTCGGCGGTGATCGTGATCCCGAACGGCAACCGGCTAGCCTATCAGTTCTTCAGCATGCCGAACATTGACGGCGCGTCCATCCAGTCCGAGATCCTGGACCAGGACGACGTGCTGCACTTCACAGGCGTTGGCTTCAGCGGCCTGCGCTCGGTATCGCCCCTACGCCATGCCTTGCGCAACGCAGCGGGCATTGCCCTGGCAGCTGACCGCTACAGCGCGGAGTTCTTCGGAGCCGGTGCAAAGCCGGAAATCATCATCAAGAGCCAAGCCGCCAAGCTGAGCGAAGAGCAGAAGGAGATGATCCGGGCCGCCTGGACCGACATCCATGCAGGCAACCGCCGCCGCCCCGGCGTTCTGGGTGCGGGGATGGAGGTGCAGGAGCTGACCATCAACGCAGAAGAGGCGCAGCTGCTGCAGGCCCGCCAGTTCCAGATTGAAGACATTGCCCGGATCTACGGCGTGCCGCCGTTCATGATCGGCCACACCCAGAACACCACCAGTTGGGGCTCCGGTGTTGAGCAGATGGGCATTGGCTTTGTGAAGTACACCCTGCAGCAGCACCTGGTGGATGCTGAGCAGGAGATCAACCGCAAGCTGCTGAAGGGAAGCCCGTTCTTTGCCGAGTTCGCCACGGCCGGGCTGGAACGTGGCGATATCAAGACCCGCAACGAATCGTACCGGATCGGCCTGGGCCGCGCCGGTGAACCGGGGTGGCTGACCATCAACGAGGTCCGCGCCTTTGAAAACCTGCCGCCGATTCCCGGCGGTGACGTGCTGGCCGCTGCGGCGCCGGCTGCTGGAGCAACGCCATGAACCAACTGATGAGCCTGTACGCGCTGAACCGCGCGGCCCGGCATGTTTTCCGCGTGGATAACGCCGTGTCGGAAAGCGAGGCCACCATTTACATGTACGACATGATCGTCAGCGATGACCTGACCGCCGAATGGTGCGGCGGCATCAGCCCGATGGTGTTCCTGCGTGACCTGGCCAGCATTACCGCGCCGACCATTCACCTGCGCATCAACAGCCCCGGCGGTGACGTGTTCGCCGCCCGCGCCATCGAGCAGGCCATCCGCGACAGCGACAAGACCATCATTTGCCACATTGACGGCATCTGCGCCAGCGCGGCCACCTTCATTGCCATCGCCTGCGATGAGGTGGTGATGTCGCCCGGTGCGCTGTTCATGATCCACAACGGCTGGACGTGGGGCTGCGGCGACCGCCACGACATGACCAAGACGGCCACGCTGCTGGGCAAGGTAGACAGCACCATTGCCCTGAGCTATGCCACCAAGTGCGGCAAGGATCAGGCGGAAATTTCGCTGTTGATGGATGCTGAGACGTGGTTCACCGCGCAGGAAGCGCAAGCGTTCGGCCTAGTTGATCGCATTTCTGGCGCGGCTGATGCGGTTCCGCCGGGGGCTCCTGCGGCGCCCGAGCCGGAAGAACCGGAAACGGACGGCCCGATGGACATGTGGAACCTGTCGGTGTATCGCAATGCGCCGCGCAACATGAAGCCGAAGGCCCGCACCAGTCCGGCCCCGACGCCGAATCCGCCGCCGCCAACGGCCGGCAAGACCCCTGATTTTTCCGCGATGGCCCGCCGCTTGGCGGTGGCCGCCGCCCTGTAACCCCGGTTTTAACCCGCCACACCCGCAATGTTGCGGGTTTTTTCATTTTGGAGATCCAAAAGATGAAGTCCATTCAAGCCCTCCGTGAGGAAAAGAATGTCGTTGCCAAGCGCGTGCAGGATCTGATGGCCGCCAGCCAACAGCCCGGCACCACCTGGACCACCGAAAACCAGTCTGCCTATGACGCCGACATGGCCAAGATCGAGGCGCTGAATGCCGAGATCGTGCGCACCGAGCGCGCCCTGGAAGCCCTGAAGGACGGCCAGCTGCAGGAGCAGATCGACAATGCCGCCCACGGCAAGAAGATCAGCGCCTCCAAGCGCCTGCTGGCCAAGTGGCTGAAGGGTGGTGATTCCGCGCTGACCGCCTCGGACTGGACCGAGATCCGCAACACCATGTCGACCACCACAGGCAGCCAGGGCGGCTACACCGTGCAGTCCGATGTGGCTTCCATCCTGTTCGATGCGCTGAAGAGTTACAGCGGTGTGCGTCAGGTGGCCACGATCATCCAGACCGACATGGGCAACAGCCTGTCGTTCCCGACTTCTGACGGCACCAGCGAAACCGGTGAACTGATCGCCCAGAACACCACCGCCACGGCTGCAGACCCCACTTTCGGCACTGCGGCTCTGGATGTGTACAAGTTCAGCTCCAAGATCATCGCCGTGCCGTTCGAGCTGCTGCAGGACAGCAACATTGACATCGAGGCGTTCATCAATCGCCGCTTTGCCGATCGTCTGGGCCGCGTGACCAACACCTACTTCACCACCGGCAGCGGTTCCAGCCAGCCCAAGGGCGTGGTGACGGCTTCCACCCTGGGCAAGACCGGCGCCAGCGGCCAGACCACCACGGTGATCTACGAAGACCTGATCGACCTGGTGCACTCGGTGGACGTTGCCTACCGCGCGCTGGGCCGCTGCGCCTTCATGCTCAACGATGCCACGCTGGCTGCCATCCGCAAGCTGAAGGACAGTGCCGGCCGCCCGATCTTCATTCCGGGTTATGACGGCCTGGGCAACCCGATGCCGGATACCATCCTGGGCTGCCCGGTGGTGATCAACAACGACGTGGCCACCATGGCGGCCAGCGCCAAGTCCATCCTGTTCGGCGATTTCGGCTTCTACTACATCCGCGACGTGATGCAGGCCGAGCTGTTCCGCTTCACCGACAGCGCCTACGCCAAGCTGGG